CAGCATTGATGACTTCCAAAAGGGTGAACGTGGTGCGTTCAACAAGTTGGCAGACGGCATCCGTAACATCGTCCTGCGTTCCAAGGAATTGGAAAACTTTAACGCAGATGCAGACCACACTGGTGAAGACATTCCTGACTTTACCAATGATGAAGACATTCCGTTTTAAGGGGGCGATATGAAATTCACAAACACATCAAACCTGCCTGACGCGATTGTCCGTGCAGTAACCAATGACCCATACGATGCTAGCGGCAGTGACATATCTGCCACCCGCTTGCTTCAGCCACCCATGATACGGGTGCTTGAACAGCGTCATTGGGATGACATTGAAGAAGACGTGTCTGACCGTATCTTTAGTTTGATTGGTCAGTCTGTGCATCACACCATTGAACGTGCGGCACAGGGGGATGACATGGTTGAAACCCGTTTGTTCGTTAACAATGAACACACCCAAGGTTGGACGCTATCAGGTCAGTTTGACTACCTGTCATCGGATGGTCAGTTGCTAGACTTCAAGACCACATCCGCTTGGTCAGCCCTTGATGCCATGCAGAATGGCAAAGGGGAATGGGAAGAACAGTTGAACATCCTTGATTATCTTATCCGTCACAACAAGGACAAGGTAAAGCATGAGGTCAAGTCACTTGGCATCATGGCTATCCTACGTGATTGGTCAAAGATGAAGGTCTTGACTTCAGATAACTACCCACGCCAACAGGTTGTAATGATACCTGTGCGCCGTTGGTCACCTGAAGAACAAGATGCCTATGTCATGGGGCGCATTGCCCTGCACAAGTCAGCCATGCTTCAGGAACAGCCACCTATCTGTAGCCCTGAAGAACGATGGAACAAGCCTGATACCTACGCCGTAATGAAAGACGGGCGTAAGTCTGCCGTCCGTGTCTTGCCTTCCAAGGAAGAAGCAAAGCAATGGATGAAGGACAACAACATGGTTGAAGGTAAAGGATGTATGATTGTTGAACGTAAGGGTGAAGACACACGTTGCGCACACTACTGCCGCGTGAATAGGTTTTGCCCACATTGGAACAACGTAACATTCTAATAACATGGACGACTTCAAGTTAACACGTGACCCCTTAGTATCAGCAATACTGAAACGTGCCAACGCACGTGCTAATCAGGGGTTGTCCGATTATGGCGGCACGATGGCAGACGCAAAGAAACCTGTGATTGATTGGATAGGGGATGCGCAGGAAGAATTGTGGGATGCCATCGTGTATCTTGAAAAAGTAAAGCACTTGCTAGGGGGAAATGATGCCACTTAAACGCGGTAGTTCTGACAAGACCATCAGTGAAAACATCAAGGCTTTGAACAAGGAAGGTGTTCCACGCAACCAAGCCATTGCAATAGCATTAGAAAAAGCAAGGAAGAAACAAGAAGAAAAGCAAAAATCTAATTCTTGACTTCACAAAATAATATATTCTGATAAAATAACCCTATGAATACTATAGGGTTATATCATGGCTACGCGGGGTAGACCCCCTAAAGCCCAAATCCAAACAATTCACCCTGATGCAATCATGGTGAAGTTGGATTCTATTGAAAAAATCCTAGACCAAAATCGGAAAGACATCGAAGACCTAAAGCAACAAGTGTCGATGGGAAGGGGGGGTATCAAAGCCATCTTCATCATCGGCGCAATCATCGCCGCCATCGCTACCGCGTATGGTTTATGGAAGGGGGTTCGCTAATGGCTTTACCACTACTAGGATTTCTTGGCACACTGTTCAAGAACCCTATCACTAGCGTCATCGTTGATAAGACTATCGGCGCAGTTCAGCATGAATTAGAGAAAAAGAAAATCATTCGTGGCATGGAAATTGAAGCCGCGAAATCCATAGACATTGCAAAGATTGACCTAATGTCTGAACAGGTCAAGGCATCTAAAGGGTCATGGAAAGATGAATGGCTTACGCTAGTTTTCACAGGCATATTGATTGCCCACTTCACCCCGTGGACTGTAGACCACATGATACATGGATGGGAAACATTGAAAGATGTCCCTGAAATGTTTTGGTATATCGTCTTGGCAATAGTATCGGGTTCGTTTGGACTTAATGCTATGGGTAAGTGGAAAGATAAGTAGGCATATGTTATGGCAGACCCAATCACTATTGGTCTTGCCGCCTTCAGTGCTATCAAAGCAGGGGTAGCCGCAGGGAAGGAAATCCAAAGTCTAGCAGGTGACATTGGTTCGCTATGGGATAGCATTGAAGCCATCAAAGCAGACCACACCAAAAAGAAATCTAGGAAAATACTGTCTGTTAATGAAGAAGCAATGGAAACATTCATTGCTAAGAAGCAGGCAGAAGACATGGAAAACCAAATCCGCGAATTGATAGTCAACACCCGTGGTCTTGACGCATGGCATGAATTGATACGCCTGCGTGTTCAGATAAAAAAAGACCGTGTTGCCGCAGAAAAGAAAGCCAAGGCTGAACGCAAAGAAACTTTAGATACTATCCTTATATCGCTACTAATCCTTGCAGGTGTAAGCATAATAGGTTTGTTCTTTTGGTTTATCATTAAGACCAAGCAGGAATCACCCGCATGACAGCCTTCAGCAAAAACCTTTTGTTAGCACTTATTCCACTAGCACTAGCGGCAGTGGGCTATTTGTTTCAGGCATCTATTGCCATGCACGACAGACTATCTGTGATAGAACAGAAGATGTCGATACTTGTTGATATGGATAACAGGATTATTCCTAGCCCTGACAATGCCATAGCACGTAACCAAATTAAAATGGAATTGCAAGATGACTTGCATGATTTGGATAAACGGTTATCACTATTGGAAGCCGTTATTTTAGGGAAGAAGTGAAAGGTAGCACATGACTGAATATCAAATGCCGCATGAGCGTGAAGAATGGCAAGACCTTCTGCACCGCATCAAAGAACATGAAGGCTTTCGCAACACCATCTATCTTGATACATTGGGTAAGGCTACAATCGGATACGGTCATCTGATTGTTGACGATGATGCCTATATAGAAGGGCAGGTCTATTCTGAAGAATTGCTATACAAACAATTCGGTTTGGATTTCGATAAAGCGTTCCTACAAGCACAGGAATTGTGGGAAGACTATCACCTACCGCACACCGCAAAAGAAATCATTATTGAAATGGTGTTTCAGTTGGGCATGGGCGGGGTATCTAAGTTCCGCAAAATGTGGGAAGCGTTGAAAGACCGTGACTTTGAGGAAGCCGCCGCGCAAATGCTAGACAGCCGTTGGGCTAAACAGACCCCACGCCGATGTCAGGAAATGGCTAGTCGGATGGCTTCTTGTTCTGAATAGTAGCAAACGCCACAGTCATCAGACCTGCCGCAATACCTGTTAGTAAGGCTTCATCGTAGACACCACCCCAATCTGATTTGTGTGTAGCGAAATCAGCAATGGCTGTCAGAAAGCCTGTAAGCCCCGCTAAGACGTATCTATTGCTTGCATACTGTGGCTTTAGCCAAACCAAAGAAACAGCGGCTACGGCTGTTAGAAAGCCTGTTTCTGTAGCCTTTAACACATGACCTAATTCAATAGCACCGACATCGCCTTGCGTCATCATTAGGATGCAGGCGGTAAAGGAATCTCTAAATCGTCCTACCCATATATGTAGGTTCTTAATCAGAGCGTCCACCCTTGAGCAAATCCTTGATAGATAGCACCGCCTTCTTCACGATGATACGAATATCAGTCCACAAGATTACCCATTTGTAATCTATTTGAGTGCCAAACTTTGTAGCAAATACAAAGCCTAGCACCCAACCTATGATAAAAGCGATAAACAGTTCCATGTTACGCCTGCGATTCTGACCAAGAAATACGTCCTGCAATGTTGAACGGGTTAGTGTTCGACACGGTAGACGGGTCTTCTGTCAATCGGGCAACCACAGTCAAGGTATCAGGACCATCAGGGAAGACGTTGTTGCCGCCCATGATACTGTTACCAAGTGTAGCCACATCACCCAAGTCTTGTGTAGTCGATACAGCCGCACGGTTTGTTGTGCCTGTGCCGCCCTGCACACGGAAGCGGAAGATGTCCAAGCCACCTGTAATCGTGTCACCGTTTTGGTGATAGATAAGTTGTGACAAGGATGGGTTCTGCACCGATGTCCAATCAGCGTTATCCACCTGACCATTCAATCGCAGTGAAACTTCTGCGGCGTGGGTAGATAGGATACCGACTTGACTTAGGATAAGTTGCATACGGTTGATAATCTCACGTTCACCCAAGAAGCCAATCGTGTTGGTATCAACAGATGGTGACAATCGAATGGTGATAAGTGGGATTTCAATGTTAACTGGTGCGCCACTAGATGCTAGCGTTACAGTGTAGTTGCTGTTTGTGCCTGTCGTTCCTGTCGGGTTACGGTCAATAATAAACAAGTCACGTGCCGCTTGGTTTTGATAATTGTAGCCACGGCTTGACAACAAGTCAGGCTGATATGGACTACGGCTAAATGCACCATCCTGCGGGTTACGCAAACGTGTTCCTGAATTTAGGCTAGTGCCGCTGATTGCCATGTTTTCAGCAACCTGATTGTAAAGGCTAGACTGTGAAGCCAATTCAATCGCATAACCAATACCACGTAAACGGTTCTGAATAAGACCGTAGTAGTAACCTGTGTAGTAGATACGTGCCGATGCTGTTAGGGTTGCATCACCTGTAACCTGCAAGTCATTAGACGATGCGTTAAAGATGTATGCCTTGTCGTCATCGAACCTACCGTCCATGATGACCGATGTTCCCCAGTGTGCCAACGCAGGAACGTAGGTAGGCTTGCCAATGTTCTGCAAGTCATAACGTGCAGGGATGTTACCTGAACGCATATACGCTTCTGTTTCTAAGTTGTTGTGGATAAACTGGTGGACATACTGCACATCACCGTCTTGGTCTTTGAAACCAAATCGAATCTTACCTGCGCCATACCATGAATAGTCGATGTATGCCATTTGGATTTTGTGAATATCTAACACATAACCCGTTGGTCCAAGACCATCCGCAGTATCCAAGTTCCACTGTGACTGTGGCACTCTAATAGTTTCGGTTAGTGATGGGATAATCTTACTTGCCGTTGCGCCACGATAAGATGGTGCAATGTAAAGCACGGTATCACTACCAATCTTAGTAATCAGATATGACTGACCACGTAGGACAATGTAATCACCCACGTTAATCTGTGTTGTAAACTTGGTGTTAGTGCCTGTGACAATACCTTCACCAAAGGTTGCGGTCACTGTGCCTGATAACTGCTTGGTAGATTTTCTGCGGCATACGCTCAACACGTTACCGTTGTATTCAAAGAACATACCGTTTTGGTCATCAAACAAACCACAGCGTAAGTTACAGTTAGTCCATGAATTGACATGGTAGTAACCAAAGCCGCCTGTCGATGTTGCAGTTGCAGGGAAATAGTCAGCCTGAATGGTAGTTCCTGCCGCCACTGTCTGTGAAATGTCTACTGTATATTCGCCTGTATCGCTGTCGTAAGCCGTAATCACTGTGCCTGCGGTTACGCCTGAACCTGACAAACGCATACCAACCTTCAACGTGCCGTTGTTCACAGCCGATACAGTCATAGTAGTGCCGACAATCTCTGCATCCACGTTTGCTGTTGGCAATACGACTTGGAACGCATAGTCATCAGGAACATACGATACTGTATGCACACCGTTGAACCAATCTGTGCCTGCGGTATCAGGAATATCTTTGATAGTAAGAGCCAAGCCTTGTGAAACACGGTGTGGGAAACGGGTATAGATTGTAGCCGTTGACGTGCCGCTAGTTTCAATACGTTCAATCTGAACGGTTGGACTGAAGTTAACCGCGAAAGATACCTGAATACCTTTACCTGATTGGTAACGGAAATACTTACGTGTCTGACGAATCATCTGACTGTCAGGGTTGGTAGATGGAATAAGTTCCACACCACCATCAAACGGACGGTGCAATGCAAAGCCGTCTGAACGTAGAAGCAATGACGTTCCTACAGAGTATTCAATGTTGGTAAGCGTTTCAGTAGA